ATGGAAATCTTGGACAAACGATTACAACAACCTTGCATGACGCAGCTGACGCAACGGCACAGGCGGCGTTTTACTTATCCCTACGGGCTAACCCGCAACCAATTTTTAGCCAAATTACCTTCGACCTGACCAACCCTGAATTAGACAACAGTGATCGTGACAACCTTATTGGCATTTTTATGGGCGAAGCAATTGCCTTGAACAATCTGCCGTTGAACATGAACGCGGGCGCGTTCCAGGGGTTCGTTGAAGGCTGGTCGTTTCAAGCGTCGTATAATCAACTTTCGGTGACGTTGCTAGTTTCACCCCTTGCCTATTCATTGCAGGCAATGCAGTGGAATGACGTGCCAATAACCGAAACATGGGCAAGCGTGTCGCCGACCCTAGAATGGCAGTATGCGACAATAGTCGCGTAGATAAGGAGAAAACAAATGGCAAACCCAACGACCAATTACAGTTTTGTTTTACCTACGGCGACCGATTTAGTCACGGATTTGCCCGCAGATTTTGACGTTGCGTTGCAAGGTGTTGACACACGATTGAAAGCATTGCAACCAGGCACAACACTGGGTGATCTTGCTTATTCGTCAGCGACTGCAAACACAAACACACGTTTGGCAATCGGCGCAACTGGCACAGTTTTAGCCGTTGTCGGTGGCGTGCCAGCATGGTCAAGCACACCAACAATAAGCGGTGACATAAATTTGTCTGCAACAAACGCACCAGGCAGCGTTGTAGACGAATTTGCACTGTTACTAATGAACGCACTATAAGGAAGGCAACAAAATGGCAACTTCAGTGAAACCTTTATTTCGAGGTGCTGCAACTACTTCAACAGGTACGGTGCTTTACACCGTGCCTGCGTCAACGACGGCGGTGGTAAGCAACATTGCAATCACAAACACAGCTGCCACGGCTGCAACTTTTACGTTGGGCTTGGCTGGCACGTCACTACAAACAACGTCAGCAATTGCAGCAAATTCAACAATTTACATTGACTTAAAGCAAGCACTAACAACCACACAGACGATCACAGGCGGCGCAAGCGCAATCACCGTGTCGTTTCACATTTCAGGCGTGGAGGTTTCATAATGGCGTCAAGCACAGTCCCAGCACCAGCAACAGGTGCGACGTCCGATAATTGGGTTTTGATCTCATCAGTGACCCCAACGGCTGCCGCTTCAACGGTATCGTTCACAGGTATTTCAGGTTATCGCAAACTTATGCTGCGTCCTGTTGGATTAACATTGCAGACGGCAGGTGCAGGCGCGTCAGTTACATTGAACGGTGATACAGGTACAAATTACGCTTATGCGTGGTTCGGTGGCACTACAACGCAAGACAATCAACAAAAGCAAAACGGCGCTAACATAACTTTTAATACAGGTTCTACTGGCACCTCAATTGCAGGATTCACTTTAACAATTGCCAATGCAAACACTACTGGAATTAAGACTTTTACCGGATTTGGAACAGCAATTAGCCCAGTAATTAAAGATTTAAGCGGTGTTTACATAGCGTCAGCAGCAATCACAACAGTTACACTGACGGCTGCAACAACTTTTGCAGCATCGGGAACGGTCGCACTTTATGGGGTGGCAGCATGACAAAAAAACGATTTGGCATTGAAATCAACGTGGAAACTGGTGAAGTCACCAAGGTTGATTTACCTGACTTTATAGACGAACCAACAGCAGAACAAAATGACCTATCCTGACAACACAAATGCGCGACTGATCGAAATTGCAGCTGCTGAAGTCGGCACAATTGAGGAAGGCGACAACCTCACAAAGTACGGCAAATTTACAAAGGCAGACGGTTTGCCGTGGTGTGGTTCATTTGTCAATTGGTGCGCTGCACAGGCAGGCGTCAAAATTCACAGCGTTGTTGGCACTGCAATCGGTGCGCATAAATTCAAGGAAACAAACCGTTGGTCTTTTATTCCACAATTAGGTTACATTGCTTTTATGGATTTTCCACATGACGGCGTTGACCGCATTTCACACGTTGGCATTGTTGTTGGACTAATTGACGACAAACAGTGCGTCACGATCGAAGGCAACACTAGCGGCACAGGCGACCAACGCAACGGTGGCATGGTCATGGTAAAGGTTCGCAAAATCGGCACTGAAATTGTTGGGTTTGGTATTCCTAAGTTTGCCCCTTACAAGGGTGAATTTCCAACAATTGAAACACCAAAATCGGGAGACAAACCGACAAAGGAGAAAACAAAAAAATGGACAAAGCAAAAGCCTTAGCCGCGTCATGGGCGCGTTCATTCATGGCAGCAGCCTTAGCCTTATACATGGCGGGCGTGACCGATCCTAAGACCCTTGCAATGGCAGGTGTGGCAGCAGTCGTGCCCGTCATTTTGCGCTGGTTAAATCCAGGGGACAAAAGTTTTGGCGTTACGGGGCAATGACACCAAGCGAATGGGCAGCAGTCGGTGCGTTAGTCCTTTCATCACTGACTGCTGCCTTTACGCTTATGCGTTTCATGGTCAAGGCGATAATGCGGGAATTGTTGCCTAACGGCGGCACGTCGTTAAAGGATCAGGTCAATAGGATTGAGGCACGACTTGATTCCTTAATGGAGAAATTGCTCAACGACACGCCGTAACACACGCAGGATACTTGACCGCGCGTTGATCGTGCTTCACCCTTGGTTCAGGTGGTAATACTGCCGCCTAGAATCGGGAGAATTCAAATGGTACTTGATCTATTAGACCCAGCAACATTGGGTCGTTTGACGCTGCTGGCAATTTTGCTAGTCCTAGCAGCTGCCGTTGGTTATGCCAGCGGATACAAAGACGGCAAGCGCGAGGGATACACACGCGGTCGTGCAGTTAGTCGCCACATTGCTGCCACAAAGAAGGCGGTTAAATAATGGGATTCTTGGACGGATACGAGGCAAGCCTTGCAAGACTTACCCGCTGGAATACAACGTACCCAACAGGGCGCATTGAAACACGAATCGTCGAATTCAGTGCGGAAAAGGGATACGTGCTGGTTGAGGCGCAAGCCTTTCGACACTATGACGATTTACTGCCAGCAGGCATAGATTTTGCTTACGGGTTTGTCAGTGCCTACCAACCCAACATGAAACGTTGGTTCGTCGAGGACACAGTGACCAGTGCGATCATGCGCGTTCAACAATTGGTTATGGGCGGGGCTGAACGCACAGTGCGCGAGGTCATGGAACAGATTGAAAAAACCCCTGCAACCGTTGCCAATGCTGAAAAGGATCACGATTACTGGACAACCAAATTTGGTGACGTGCCTAGTTTCAAAACAGCAGCTGAAGCCGAACAATCGGGTGTGCCGTCATTTGGTTCTAGCGTGGACGAAATCGCAAAACAATTGGGCGGTCAGTTAGTGCCTGAAGCACCCAAATGCGATCACGGACACCGCGTTTGGCGTGAAAGCAAACCAGGTGCAGCAAAAGTTTGGGCGGGGTATTTTTGCAGCGAACGTGAGAAGGCAAATCAGTGTCAGCCTCATTGGTACGTTGTAGGAAATTCCGGAAAGTGGTCGCCCCAGTTATGAGCAATAATGAAATTCTAAGGGCACATGCAAAAGAATTGTTGGAATTGCGAATCCATGAATTATCGAAACGTCTTGACATTCCTGAGGACGTTGCCGCTTCATACATCATTGTGAAAATAATGCTTGAAACAGAAGGGCTTTTCTAATGAGCGATTACGTTGAAATAATCTATCCGCAATCTATGACCGCAAAACTGCTGCAAAACGGTGAGGTTGTTGCCGAATACAAAATTGAGCAATGCGATAAGTGTTCGAAACTGACGAAGTTTGATCCGTTTGGTTTCCAAACTGGTTACAATCAACGGGAGAAAGTCATTTGGTTCTGCGCGGTTTGCAGGTGAAAATGACATTGACACGCAATGAGGAAGTCACGTGTTTGAAGGCTGCAATTGAATTTACAGTCAACGGCACGCAAGACGCTAATCACAGGCAATTTCATAATCAGCAAATGCAATACTACGAATTTATTGTTGAATGGGCTGAGGCAATCGGTAGTGAATGGGTCGTCGCAAAGTATTTTGGACTTCACTTCGATCCATTTGAACCAAAATTTAAACACAAGGCTGACGTAGGCAACGCAATTGAAGTGAAGTGGACTAAGTACGTTGCAGGGCAGCTGATAGTGCATGAATACGACCGACCCAATGACATTGCAGTGCTGGTCACTGGTCAAGCCCCACACTATTTCATTGCGGGTTGGATACCCATTGCCATGGCACAACGCCCGAAATACCGTCATTCCAAACAACCAAATTGGTGGGTCACACAAATAAACCTGCAACCAATTGAGAATTTAAGGAAATCCAATTATGGACACAGTGCAATTTGAATGTCGCAAATGCAAGAAAATAACAAAACAACTGATTCACAAGATAACTGACCTACTGCCAGCGGGTGTTGAGACGATCCAATGCACAGTATGCAGCTGCATGACCGTTGCCCAGGTGGGTCAATGATTACAGTGCTAATGGGCATACCAGGTGCGGGCAAATCCACGTGGGTGCAAAACAACAAAACAGGGTTTGAACACGTGTTTAATACCGAAGCCGTGCGCATAAACCGTGAATTGGACATTGCAACATTTATGAATTTGCAGCGTCATAAGGCGATTTTGGCGGTTGAATCAGGCAAGGATTTAATTGCTGACGGCACGCACACAATCAAAACACACAGACAGGTTTGGTTAAACCTTGCTGATCGCTTAGGACTTGACACGAAACTGGTTGTGTTCAACACACAATTGGACATTTGCATGGAAGTGCAAAAACAACGCGAATTCCCAGCACCAATCAAGGTTGTGCGCGATCATCACCACCGCATGCAATTGGCGAAACTACAAATTAGGCGCGAAGGGTGGGGTTCAATTGACGTCATTTCAAGGTAATAGTTATCCACAGGCGTTATCCACAGGGGTGCAAAACCTGTTGGAAACGCCCAAGCGCACGCGTAAAGTTGACAGGTATTTGCATGGGGGGTGTACGCTGGACGCATACAGTCAACACCCCGAATTTAGGGATTTAGACAAGAATGAAGTTTCTTTCAGTTATCTTGTAAAGAAAAAAATAAATAGAAAAAAACTTCGTTGGTTGCTGTTAATCACTAGCGTGTTCGCAACGATAGGTGCAAGCCCTGCCCCAGCTGCTAACTATTCAATAGACCACTTAAAGTTATACGCCCATTCAAGGCTATTGGACTACAAGGAATTTCAGTGCTTTAACAAGATCATCACCCAGGAAAGCCGTTGGTCGTACACAGCGCGCAATGGGTCGCACTATGGGCTGGGTCAAATGAGATCGAAGCACTACCGTGACCTTGACCCATACCGACAAATAGACGCAACAATTGTTTACATAACGAAGCGTTATAGTACGGCGTGCAAGGCATGGACATTTCATTTGAAGCATGGGTATTACTAATGGCAAGCGCACTGAAGGACAATGGTTCGACTGGTAAGTGGCGCAAGATACGCGCACGAATACTGCAACGTGACGGCTATACCTGCCAGGCGTGTGGCATGGACGGCAATCACGTGGATCACATAGTCCCACGAAACCTATTTGGTGAAGGTAATGCCGATCATGACGACAATTTGCAGACATTGTGCAAATCGTGCAATTTACGCAAGGGGGGTAGGTTTTTTAATCATCACGTTACACCCCTGACTCTTCCGTGTTTCGTACCCCCCCAAAACGATTCGAATGGGCTTGAAAAGCCTTCACAGGGGTCTATGGGACACGATCATGACTAAGGCGTCCACGAATGACCTAGAAAAGCCTCGCAAGCGCGCACAAAAGAAGGTTAATTTAATGGGTGTTTCCACGCCTAGAATCCACACGCCGCTGAACAATTTGCCGTCAAAGGGTCAGGAACTGATTGACTTAGCTGCCTCAATTGGGGTCGAACTTATGGACTGGCAGAAGTTTTACCTTATCCACAGTCACAAAATCAAGCCTGACGGTCGTTGGGCGACGCCGTTGAACGTTTGCGTTGTCGCACGTCAAAATGGCAAAAGTTTTTTACAGCAGATCAGGATTTTGGGTGGTCTTTTCCTATGGAATGAACCGTTACAAATTGCGTCAGCCCATACCCTTGCAACCAGCCTGGAACAATTTCGGTCGCTGGTTTCACTGATCGAATCCAACGACATTTTGGCAAAACAGATTAAGCGCATACGCTGGGCGCACGGTGCTGAGGAAATCGAAACCCTGCACGGGACGCGGTTCATTGTTAAGGCAGGCGGGTCGTCGGCGCGTGGCGTGTCACGACCTGAAACAGTCCACTTGGACGAATTGCGCGAAATGAAGGAATTAGAAACGTTTGCCTCATTGCGATACACCCTTATGGCGGCAAAAAATCCGCTGGTCATGGCGTACACAAACGCGGGCGATTCCAGCAGCGTAGTGCTTAACGCTTTTCGGGAACGTGCGTTGGCAAAAATCGCAGGGGCAGACGACGAAATTGGGTATTTTGAATGGTCAGCACCAACGGACGAAATCAGCGTCGAGAACGCAAGACATTCCAACCCAGCAATGGGCAGGACAATCCACGCGGACAACGTACGAAGCGTTTTGAAAGACCCGCCCGACGTTGTAATGACGGAAGTGTTGTGTCGTTGGGTTGTGGCGATTAACAGCGCGGTTGATTCTGCCTCATGGGGCAATTGCCTTGACAAAACCGTGAACCTTGACCCCGAAAAAACAACCTGGTTGGCAATTGACTTGTCACCCGATCGCCGTCATGCCAGTTTGGTTGGGGCGCAAAAACTAGGCGACGAAAATTTTGTGGTCAAATTACTTCACAGTTGGTCGAACGAATTGCAGCTGGACGACAAGGCAATTGCAAACGAACTAGCAGATTACGCGCGAAAGTACCCGACCGAATACGTGCTTTACAGTCGAAAGACCAGTGGCGCGGTTGCGGCGCGGTTAGCACCCGCAGGAATTCCGGTATTTGACATGGACGCTTCCTATCCCCAAGCGTGTGACGAATTGTTATCTGCAATCAACAGCGGTCGTTTGAAACACAGGGGGCAACCGCAATTGACTGAGGAAATTCTTGCCGCGGTGCAATTGCGTCGTGGGGACGGCGGTTGGGTCATAGGACGAAGGGCGTCAAAATCGGTCGTTTGCGGGGCAGTGGCAGTTAGCCTCGCAACACACTTCGCGACACGCCCAGACAATGATCTTGACATCATGGTTGGTTGATCGTATAAGCCTGCAAGAATTCGCGCATGGCATTTTCTGATTTATTTACCCGCAAGGCTGACACTGCCGTCACGGTCGAAGCCGCGCACGTTGACGCAGCTGCTATTGCGCCGTATTACAGTGAAGTAGGAAATCTATTTCTATTCGGCGGGATAGTAACTGCCTCACGTGCTGAAGCAATGTCAGTGCCAACGGTTGCACGTGCATTGGGGATCATTCAAACAATCGGTTCACTACCAATGCACACACGCAATGAGGCAACGGGAGAAAAGGTTACGCAACCGCGCGTTATCAACCAACCTGATCCACGTATCCCAGGGGCAACGTTTTGGGGCTGGATTATTTCAGATTTATTCTTTCACCCTGCTGCATACGCTTATGTCATGGAACGTTATGCAGACACGGGCAAGATTCGCGCAATGGAACGCATTGCCCCTGAGCGCGTAACGATTACAACAAACGGCATGGGTTACGAAATTGCGTCCTATGCAATTGACGGCGCATTTGTTGACCCCGCAAATCTTGTAGTTTGGAATAACACGCAAGAAGGTTTGCTTAGTCGTGCAGGTCGCACAATTAAGGCAGCTGCCTCACTGGAACGCGCTGCAATGAATTTTGCAAACGAACCAATCCCGCAAATGGTTTTGAAATCAAACGGCACATCATTGCCAGCCGATCGCGTTTCCAAATTGCTCAGTGCTTGGAAAACCGCAC